TTAAGAAATCCATATCATATACCTAAAAGTTTACGTTGTCTCTCAAAATAACCATGCAATATCCAAGAACTACTATTCATTTTATCATCACCCCCAATACCAAACTTAAATTCAACTCTTGGATCATCACCATAACCTTTTATCTCTGGAATATTACTCTTTATCCTATCACCCCCATTACAAAAAATCACCATATCCGATATATCTAAACACTTAGCAATAGCTCCAAGAGCAGAATCATCAGAATCATCCCATGATATAACAGCATCCACCATATCTAAATGCCTAATAATGTCAGCTCTCTCAGTCCAACATTGAAAATACTGTCCTTTCTTACGCTTTAACCAAGGATCTCCATTAAGACCAACAACAAGATAGTTAGAAAGATCTTTTGCTCTTTTAAAATATGCTATATGTCCACTATGAATAGGATCAAATCCCCCAGTGACTAAGCTAACTTTATCAAAAATCATTATGTAAAAAACAAATCAAGATTTACAGTCTTTTCTACATTCCATCCAATAGCATCAAGAATAATCTTGAGTGGCTCTAAGAATGACTTGTCAAATTGTAAATCATAATCTATATACTTGTCAAGTCCCAACTCTCTAGGAAAATCCTGAATAAAAGAAATAATATTCTCATGAATAGTATTAGGTTTCTTTAAATAGCAGAACTTAATCTTCTCTCCATTTTGAATGAGTGAATATTTATTAGTTAAATTCTTCTGCTTTATATAATGATTAAAAAGAAGAGCACCCCTTGCATGAATAGGAGTTCCTTTAGAATATATTGTAGATGCTGCTTTATATTTCTGAACATCTGATACTGTTCTAGGGAAAGCAATGTCTTCTGGAGGAAGAGACTTAAACTCTTTTCTAGCATTATCAATAAATTTAATTACATCATCTTCAGTCCCTGTCATCATAAGTTTAAGAACATCTTTAATCATCTTCCTACATGGAGCAGGTGTTGATGACTTAACTGCCTCAATACCCATCATCTTTAACTTAGGTTCCTCATACCTAACCCCTTCACTGTCCCATACATTAAGAATATACCTTTTCTTAGCAGTCCATATACCCCTATCAGCAATGTTCTCCCTCTTCATAAACATCTTCTGATCATAAGCATTCACGTACTTGGCCAATTCTTCATAAGCACTTTCAATATAAGGCTCAAATTCATCTTCACACACCTTATTAAGGAACGTGACAACGCCTTCATTAGTTTTCTCTCTGCCCTGGTATACAGCCTCAACCAAAGGGCCCAAATTAAGATAGATGGAATCAGTATCTGAAGCAATAACATAATCAACATCCTCAGTTTTTAAAATCTTATTCACCTTTTGGTTCATCTTATTCTCTATCCAACGTATGGATACTTGGCCAGACAAAGTAATGGCTTCTGCATTAGCAAGTTTGTAATACCTAAAGTACTGATTGCCGATAGCACCATAAGCAGAGTTAAGTGATATCTTCTTGGCCATCTGAATATTATTGCACCTGGCAATTTCTTTTTCCAATGCCTTAGTTGGAGTCTTCTCATACTGTTTCTTTGCCTCAATCATTCTTTTCTTGAAGACAACTCTGTCTCCATACATCTTATCCATCAACTCCGGTAGAAAACCCCGTACATCTTTACGATACTGAGCACCATTAGCACATACAGCATAATCCCCATTAATTGACACCTCCCCATTTAAAAACCCCTCAACGCTCGCGCTGGCATGTCTAGTCTCCCTGAGGGTCTCTGGACTGATATTGTATTGCATAATAAGATGAGGATAGAGGCTATTAAGGTCAAAAGAAACAACCCAATCATAGCGTCCCGGTTTCGGCTCTTTGACATAAGCTCCCGCATATTTTTCATTTTTAGCTGACCTTTCTTTAGGAGGAATAACAATATTCCTCTTCTTTAGATAATTATAAATGATATTATCCCACATTCTAACCTGAAAAAACACATCTGCAAAGTTAACCTTTCCATCATATGCCATAGTTAAGGCTAGCTCAATGAGCTTCATCTTATCCTCAAGACGATCAACCAATTCTACGTCAACTATATTATATTCAATAAACTTTTGCCATCCCTTTGTATAGAAATCTTTAAATGTATCAAATTCAGAGTGATCTAACTTCTTCTGACCTAATTCTACATTAGCAATATGATCCAATCTATAGGACTCTTGATTAGTATAAGTAAACTTCTTATATAAATCCAAATAATCTAACTGAGTAATACCAGCAACATCATAATAGACATGCTTTCTACCCATAATAAAAATTTCATTCTCAGTATTCATTCCCCAAGGAGATAATCTCCTCATCTGCTTCTCACCAAGAACCCTATTAAGTCTCTTAGAAATATATGGAATATCATAATACTGTATATTCCATCCAGTTACCACATCTGGAATATTACTATTCCAATAATCAATAAACCTTTGAAGTAATTCCCATTCAGTTCCACACTCAATATACTCTACATTCTTTTGAGTATTATGAAAGGGATGAAGTCCCCACGTAATAATCTGTTTAGTATTATAATTCTGAATAGTTACAGCAAGTATCTCTTCTGCCGCAGCTTCTGGATCAGGGAATCCATTCTCAGAAGCTACCTCAATATCTAAAGTAATCAACCTAATCTTAGATATATCAAACTTAATTTCATCCTCAGGATAATTATCAGAAATATACTGAGAAACATATCTATCATTACCATAGATCTTAAAATTCTCTACGTCCTGATACTTCTTATAAAACTCGCGACAATCCCTTACAAATCCAGGTTGAATAGGCTCTACATTCTCTCCATCTAATGTCTTATACTTAGATGTTTTCTTTGAAGGAACAAATAAAGTAGGGATATAATCATCCCTAAATTGAACATACTTACCATTATCATAACCACGGACTAGGAACTTATTCCCAATCAATTGCACATTGGTATAAAATCTCATTTAATCAAATTTTGATATTTCTCTAAAAGAGTAGGTTTAGCTTCAACTAATGTAAGTATCTTATCAGAACAAATCATAAATTCATTATCATTTGTAATATTAAGTAACCAAGGAGATAAAGTATCATCCCCTTCTAATAAAAATGGTTCAATTAATTTACAATTAGGATCTCCTATATCCATAGGAGCAACTTCATCAATCTGTGAGACCAGGATCTGATTGTTCGTCAGAATTAACACTTTGACTTGGGACATTTCCTAATACCTCGGTTACATACATTTCTTTTAACTTATCTATAGGTTCTAATACAGTAACTACCCAATCTGTAGGAAAAGGTATTCTATTATCTTTGGTTAAAGGACACCAAGGGAACAACTTAATTTGATAAGCATCTTTATTATCATCATTAATATCTATATTTCTATTATTTAAGGTTACTCCACAAGGTCTAGTAAGAAAATAACCAACCACTTTTTTTGCTTTTGGATTATCCTCCTTTTCTTTCAAGACCATCTCTGTTATATCAGTGATGACATCTTCTCCAGATTTTAAAACTACAAGTTTTACAGCCATAATTTTTAATTATTTTACTCTTATTCTACCACAACTTCACCAATTCTCCAAGACTTTAATCCTTGAGATTTAATAACATCTTGAGCATAGCTAACAGAATCCTCAGGAACTACTAAACAATACCCAATACCAAGATTAAATATCCTCTTCATTTCCTCTTCTGGAGTATTCCCCTCTAACATAATTATTTTAAAAATTTCTGGTAAAGGCCATGAGTTATAATCCACCCGTGCCTTAAGTCCTTCAGGCAAACACCTAGGAAGATTTTCAGGTATACCTCCTCCTGTAATATGTGCCATACCTAAAACAGGAACTTCATCTAAAAGAGTTTTCACTACAGGAGCATAAATGATAGTTGGATTAAGTAATTCTGGATGTTCTTTAATCAATATCTTATGACGAGTTACAAGATATCTAATCAAACTAAACCCATTACTATGAACTCCACTACTTTCTATACCAATAATCTGATCACCAGGTCTAATAAGTTTACCATCAATAATTTCATTCTGTTCTACAACACCTGTACAAAATCCAGAAATATCATATGCATGAGCAGTTCCAACTTCTTGTGGATGTTCTGCTGTTTCTCCACCCAATAAAGTACATCCAGCAATTCTACATCCTTCTGCTATACCCTCTACTAAATCTAGTATGTTTTTATTATCCTTAACATGCTGACAAGAAATATAATCAAGAAAATATAAAGGTTCTGCTCCACATGTGATTACATCGTTCACACACATAGCAACAAGATCTATACCAATACCATAATCCTTATGAAATAATGTTGATAATTGAGATTTAGTTCCTACACCATCAGCACCAGAAACTAATACTGGTTTTTCATATCCTTCAGGAATTCTTATCATTCCATTAAAACCACCAAATCCACCCACGACCTCAGGCCGATGAGTGGATTTAACAAATGGTTTAATGTTTTCTACAAAAGAATTACCGGCATCAATATCGACACCGGCTCTTTTATAATCAAGAACAATTCCCTCTTTCTTAAAATCAAGGGGTGCAAAATCTTTTAATACCATCATCCACCAGCAATCTCATATACCTTTCTCTTTTGATGATCAGGTACTATCTTATTCAGTCTAACAGTAAGCAACCCATTTGTAAAGGTTACTTCATCTATTTCGACATCATCAGATAAAGTCCAGTGCCTAGTAAATGCTCTGGCTGCTAGTCCCCTATGAAGATACTCATCAGTTGAAGAGTCTTCTTGTTTTGCTTCTACTGTAAGTTTATTATATTCAGTAGTTACTTCTACATCTTCTTTCTTGAATCCTGCTACTGCTAGTTCTAACCTAAACCTTGTATCACTTTCCTTTACAAGATTGTATGGTGGATAAGTAACATTTGAAGTTTCAAAAGCATTATCAAGCCTGGTAATCCAGTCTTCTAATCCTATAGTGTTCCTGTGTACGTTCTCTAAGTATTTGGCTGTCTCAGGAACTGACAGCGTAAGCGAATTTGGACCAAACATAATAGACCTCCTTAAGCGTCTTTAGTTAATTGTGGACCCTTTCGGCATCCATAACTAATTATACACGAAAGTCTTTTTATGCGGGTGTGGTTTCCTGCACCTTGGTCTTTTTACCTATATTATATTTCTGTTCTAATATCCAATCCCCCTTATCCTTATAAGAAAGGACCTTAATCTGATTAAGTGGAGCAATATCAGAAACTGAATCTTCTTTTACAATACTAATCAATCCCCAATCAGAAAGTAATTTAGTAATACGATTACGTCTCTGGACATCATTGACAGTTAGATTAGCATGCTTCCCATCTAACGCAAATAATTCTTTAAAATGCACAAGATAATATCTACCCTGCTTATGCAAGATGTGACAACTCTGATAGAGTTTCTTCTCCTTTCTTGATGCTACTCCTATTCTAGTTAAAGTTTCACGGACTTTAAGGAAGTCATCAGGTTCATTCAGAAGAACCTCAACCATCATATCAGGAGACCAATTTACCTGTGGTTCTGTTGTAGTCATTGTGTTCCGCCAGTATCAAGTCGTTTTTTAATAAAGTTCAGTTGAGTCTTATCTAGAATCTTCAGTGCTTGAGATGCTTTCTCGTTACTATAACCATAGTATTCTTTAACACATTCTAAATCATTGACTTTATCTTTTCGGAGCCAGGGAGAAAATCTCTTCCGTTTCCTCACACTATTTAGATAAAAAGAATACTGCATATCTCTATCTAAGTGATGATACCTATTCATTTCATTAGCATACATGATGGTATCAAGAAATCCTGATAGACATCTATTAATAATATAAGGTGAATAAGTGCTTATATCTTCGGATAAATCCTCCTTATTAAAATTAATAGAATTCAACCAATCTTTAAGTTCACTCATGATAACTCCTTAATTTTATCTCTCCAATACTCTCTTTCATTTTCATCTATCCAAGGATTATGCCTTTGAACCCAAGCATGTCTTAACCACTGATCCTTAGACCAATCCTTACGAGGTTGACCTTTATATTGTTTTACATTAATTGTGTTCATAATTAAGTAACAACAATTCCTTTCTCTCTTTCTGTTCCCTCATATACTCCCCAGTAGAACGCATAGTATAAGTGAGATCAAACTCAAAAGCACTCCACCCCTTAAACCTGTCCTTAATAAGCTTGTCCGAATTATAGCTAACCATACTATGCATTGAATTGTTAGCGCAATCTTCAGCGAATCTGTCATGATCAAATGCCTTATGAATAGAACCCTTACGTCCATAAAGATGATCTCTTATAGCATAAGGAGGATCTAAGTACATAAAAGCAATTTTACCACCAAACTGACCATCCATCAAGTAATCATATGAAAAATTACTAATAGTCCAATGACTAATTATAGTTGAATATTCAGGGAGTTTTTCAATACCCCTCATAGAAAAATTAGAAATAGATGCTTGCTTAGAAAATGAAGAACTCTCTGTCAATCCACTAAAAGAACACTTATTAACAATATAAAATGCTGCTGCCCGTTCAAAATTATCTATATTCCTATCATTAATAATCTTCTTAGAATTATTAAATAACTCTCTTGCTGCTACAGGATCCTCATGTGTTAATTTATAATCCTTCAAAGTAGCAGTTAAATCATCACCAAACATCTGAAGATTGCTCCAGAAATTTACCAATGGTTCATACAAATCATTAACCCAAATCTTAAGATGAGGATACTTTCTACACAAATAAAGAGCTACACTTCCACCACCTACAAAAGGTTCTCGCAACTCCTTATACTCCCTCAAATCAGGGAAATATTGTTCCATCTTTGAGATGGCTCTAGATTTACCACCAGGATAACGAAGAGGAGTCTTTAAAGACTTTTTCATTAAAATAAAGCAATACGAAAACAATAACACACTATAGTGTAACTGTATAGTGTTACAAAAAAATTAGTCATTTGAATTCACACTCCACCATAATTTCTGTTAGACACGCAAGCATATTTATTTCTTGGTCGGCAACGAACGCTGTCTGATACTGATACTTAGCAAGTATAAGAACAGCAGCAGGAATGGAAGGAGGAACCAAGGAATCTGAAAGAGAATCGTAAATGCGGCGTAATAAAATACCAGGATCATTGTCCAGGTTATTGACACACCATTTACGTACTTCCGAAAAGTTCTTTTCCTTGAGGTTTTTAACGAGATCATTTACCTTTACATCACTAAAATGAGCCAGAATACCACTATCTATCTTACCTCCCACCGAGTATCTTTGACACTCATTGAGAACCCTACGCCAATCTGGGAAATGCTTGTTGATAAGCTCGGCAAGGCACTTCTTATCAGCTTCAATCCGTTCTTGGTCCAAGATGTAGTTAAGTCTGGTGAAGAAAGCAGCCGCAATCTCTTGCTTTTGCTTCCCACGTATGCCAAACTCGACCACAGCACACCTGGAATGGAGTGGTTCGATGATTTTATTCTTATAATTACAAGTGAAGATGAACCTACAGTTTTTGGAAAACTCCTCAATCGAGGCCCTAAGCAACAATTGTACATCTGGTGTGGTGTTATCTGCTTCATCTATAATGATGACTTTATGTTTAGCATCAGAAGAAAAAGAAACTGTTGAAGCAAAATTCTTAGCATTATTACGCACTGTATCTAAGAACCGTCCTTCATCTGATCCGTTAATAACATAAACATCTACACCCAACTCAGCACAAAGGGCCTTAGCAACTGTAGTTTTACCACAGCCAGCAGGACCAGAAAGAAGAAGATTAGGAACTTCACCTTTATTTAGAAAATCCCTAAAGGTTTTCTTTATATTCTCTGGGAGAATACATTCTTCAATTGTCTTGGGTCTGTATTTTTCAACCCACAAAAATTCATCTCTCATTTCTTAGGAGTAGGTCTGGGATTTATACGTCTATTAATAATAGAAATAAATTTATCTGCAGCAAATGTACCTCCTAAACATACATCCAACTCATCACCATCTAACCAGTTAGGATCACCATTCATCTTAGTATGGTTCATAGCCTCTTGTATCTGGTCTATTACTTCTTGTGTTAACTTCATTATCCAAATGTAGAATCAGGTTCTAAAGCGATATAATATTTCAAATCACAATCAGTATTAGTAAATTTAGATAACAACTTCTGAGATACAACTACCTCATAAGTTCCTGGAAGAATCTTAATATTCTCAATTTTAAAATTAAAAGTAAACTCCTTATCAGTTTCTCCTACTACTACAGAAAAAATATTAGATGTATCATTCTTCTTATCTCTAACTACTAATTTAACTACACCTCCCTCTCCTACAGCACAGAAATCAGGAAGTTGATACACTGCAGCTGCTTTAAGAAGCTTATCTAGTTGTTGAGTACTCAATTCAAACTTTACATCTTCAGTAGGAAGATCAATTTCCTTATCTGGTGGCGTAATGATGACACTAGGATCAGCAAAGAAGTACTTAGAACGCATTCTACCCTCTTTAATAACCACATAACCCTCATTAGTAAAATCTAACTCTGGACTTTGATGCAATCCCATCCCATTAAGGAATTGATTAAGATCATAGATACCAAAATCTTGAGGTAATTCTTCTTCTATTGTAGCTTCGGCAAGAATATTCTTCATCACACTTATGGTGCGAAGTTTACTTCCCTGCTTAAAAAGAATTGATTGATTAATAGTCGAAAAGTTTTTAAGAAGTGAAAAAGTTTTATCAGAAAGTTTCATAACCACGGGTCTCAGTTTCATCTTTTGTGTTGCCGCTGAAATAGTATAACAGAAGGCAGTAATGCATTGCCTTTAGTATATCACGTTTTGCTTGTCCTCTTTTATCATACCTACTTAGATACTTAATTGCATTGGACCTACAGAAAGACTCTGCATCTCCTACAGACTCAATCAAATCAAGTGTCTGAACATTATTTGCTTTAGAAGTATAATGTCCATTATATGTTGAAGATACATAATCCCTCACAGCTTTAAGAGATTTATCTTCCTCATACTTATTGCAAACTGTCTTTTTCTCTATAGAAGGAGTAGTAGGATAATGATGTTGATATACAGAATCAATAGAAATAGTATCATCAACAAGACTTCCTATGGTAGGATAAGGATCAAAATTTGAAGTATCAATACTAATACTATCATATTGAACTGTATCTACCCAACCAGACCCTTCAGAAGCTGTAGATAAACCAACCACTATATCATCATTTGGTTTGTAATTTTTCACTGGATAAGTTTCATCCATAGTTTCATTTAACTCTTCATAAAGTAAACTCCATGCATTAACCATAACATTATTCCTCCACTTTGTCAATGTCTACATCTGCATCTACCTTATCATATAACTCAAGGAATGCTTGCTTAGTCTCCTCATCAAATCTACTAATACAAACCTTAATTGCCTTTAATTTATCTCTAAAAATACTATAAGCACCGATGATATGAACTAATCTTCTAGTACTAATAATTTCATCAATACCCCCATCAAAAAAGGTCTTCCGAATAATATCTGCCCAATCCACAAGATGCTTAATATAAGCACCATCATACTCACCAACACTAACAGCATGTCTGCTTAATATCTGAGTCTCTATTGATGGTGAAGGATAATCTTGTTCAAAAGTTACACAAAATCTTTCTAAGAATGCTTCATTAAGAACATTTGTACCAATGAATCTACCATCCTCAGATCCTTTACCTTTTGTATTGGCAGTAGCAACTACATTAAATCCAGCAGCAGGAGATACAAACCTACCAATCTTTTTCAAGAAGACTCCTTTACCTTCAAGTATAGGCTGTAAACAAAGTATCTTATTAGATGCAAGGTCCACTTCATCTAAAAGTAAGATTGCTCCTTTTTCAAGGGCTTCTATGACTGGACCATTGTGCCATACAGTCGCTCCATCAACAAGACGGAACCCACCTATAAGATCATCCTCATCAGTCTCTATAGTAATGTTTACCCTAATTAATTCCCTTCCTAATTGAGCACATACTTGTTCTACTCCAAATGTCTTACCATTACCAGATAATCCTGTAATAAAGGTAGGATAAAACTGCTTAGACTTAATGATACTCTTTATATCATTAAAGGGTCCAAACTTAACAAAAGTTTCATCCTTCTCTGGAACCAAGTTCTGTTGTACTTGAGGTTCTACTGCAGGAGCACTGAATGATTTTTCAATATTCTCCACAGCTCTAGTAGTAACTTCAAGATTCCATTTACCCCTACCCACTTTATATTTTTCTATCTTCTTAGTAACTGTCTGATAAGCAATATCATTAGCTGCACAGAATCCACGAACATCAGGAGCAGTAAACTCTTTACCATAATTACTTCTTAAAGCATCTACAATTTGTTTCTCAGTCATCTTAATCTCAAAAGGCATGATGTCTTTGTTTCAATAACCATATTATAGAATAAAAAAGGGACCTTTGAACCCACATGCGACCAGTTTGTCAAATGTCACACACAGCATCATGTGATTTACTATTTCCCTCATACTTCTTCGCAATTGCTTCCCACTCCTTTAAGGAAGACTGGCAATTAGGTGGATCAGGTTCTGTAATGCCTTTCATCTTCTTCCACTTATTATGTAAAGCACCAAGCATCCAAGATTGTGCAAGACTCCTGGGTCCATTCTCAAGAATATCTAGTTCATACTTGCTAGAGGTATAACCCTTATACTCTTCTCTCCAATTTGAATCATCATACAGTTTATCAGTCATGCTACCAACTCAACAAATTCACTTAGAACCTTCTTATTTAGCTTCTTAGTCCTTAAGGACTTTACAAATGCTTTCTTAATTTGAGCTTTAGTAGCATCCACTCCTACCTCAAACTCAGCATCATCTGCAAGCACGTTGGAAGATATGCCAAAATAAGCATCATAAGATCCACTAGTAATACTAAAAGTTTTTAACTTCCTCCAATCATTAACACATCTCGCATATTCTTTACTTGTTACAGATTCACAATATCTTTTTATAAAACTAATTGCTTCTCTAGAAGGAAGAATTCTAATACCTATAAAATTAGATGTAGGAAAATTATCCTTTAAATTTTGAAGAATAACTTCAGTAAATAGATGCCAACTATATCCAAACTTATAGATCTTTCCAAGATTTCTATCTCTAAAAAAACAAGTCTCTGGATGAATAGACCTTTCTCCCATATGATAATCAGTCTCCCAAGAACGTTTTATTTCTATATGATAAGGAACTACATTTGCTTCCCCATCAGTTAATACTATACACTGAACCTTCTCTACATCATTTTCTTGTTGAAATTTAGGAAGAATTTTATGAAGACATATAAGAGATTCATTTAAAGGTGTTCCTGAAAGAGATAATCGATTAGGATAAGTATAAGCAGTATAAGAAGTATGAGAAAAAGATAAGCACACACGCCATATATTTTTCAATTGATGTTCCAATTCATTAGATCTCACTTTACTAGAAAAAATATTCATTAAAGAAAAAGTCTTATCTACTTTCAAATTATACTCTTCAGGTTCATAATATTCTTCCATATCTATGGGTTCCCATCTACCTGTCTCATAATCCTTTTCTCTCCTTCTCCATTCATTAGTAAAAGCATAAACTTCAAAAGGAATAGATACCTTTTTACAAAACCAAATAAGATTATAAAGTTGCTTAATAGTATCTTGAATTACACCACTCATAGAGCCAGACCAATCCAGAATGAATACCAATCCATGATTCTTACCATCAGGAAGAACTGTTATCTTCTTAAAAATATCTTCATTAAACCTATAAGTATGAAGTTTAGATGTATCTAATACACCTGTTCTACTAGTAGCAGCACGAGCATAAGCACTAGCAGATTTCTTACATTCAAACTCTTTTACAAGATAAGAAACTTCTTTTTGAGCATCTCTCTTGAACTGATCATAATCAGCATCTACTTCTTCAAAAACATCTGTATTATAATGAAGATCTTGCTCCTTAAATGATCTATCAATTTCATTATGAACTTCCTCATTCGAAGCAATAATAGAATCTATATCTAAATCAGGTAAAGTAAGATAAACATTCTCCACCCCATTATCATTTACCAAATCCTGAAGATGACTTTCTAATGAATCTGCTGTTTTAACTTTAGGCTCAGGTTCTTTAACCTCATGAGTCTCATCTTCTATCTCATGATCATCAACATCTTCTAAACTCTCAGGAGAATTTAAATGAGCCTCTTCTTTAGATGACTTTAATTTATTCTCGTCCTTCTTATTATTTACCTCTTGTTTACAATATTCATATAATATTAAAGAAGCTTTCTTAACATCATCAAATGTCTCACACTTACCAACTATTTCGACAACCTCAATTTCACTAGATGTAAAAGGTATATTAAGGAACGAACCCACCTTATAGTGTAAATTAATCCTATCAGCAAGATTAAACTTATTAAGATCCTCACCTTCTACCTCAAAAAAATCTTTATCATGTAACTCATTATATCCTTTATAAAAGGTTTTAGCAATTCCAAGATATTTTCTCTTCATTAACTTTTCAATTCTTGCATCTTCTACTACATTTACAATCTGAGCGGGAACATCTCTACTCATATCTTGATCTGGAGTAAAGAGTGCATGTCCTACCTCATGCCCTACCAACATATCATATACTGTACTACTTGCCTTCTCCCATAAAGGAAGAATCAACTCACGAGTATGTACATTAAATTGAGCAGTAGATACATTCTTATGCTCTACTACTAAGTCTTCTGTAGCAAGCAGTTTTGCTAACTGGGATTTAATTTCCTGCTGAACTGCCATGATTAACTATAAGAAGATGGTTTAAGGGTTGCACATGCATGTGCTGCAAGATTATATTTTGCTTCATTAATTATTTTTATCCTAATATCTTCTGCTTCTTCATGATCTTTTAAAATTTTAGATCGAGAATTAATTAGAATTGCTCCTAACCACCCTACCTCTTTTTTGGTCAGTTTCATTACTGTGTTTTTGCTTATGAACCTATAATACTAAAAAACCTCCCTTTTTGGGAGGTAAGTAGACGCTTTATCAAGTGTCTACGCCTTTCTCTTGCTGAGCGTAGTGCTTGAGGTTTAAGTTTTCTCTTAGGGGGCTTCCCTGAGTTGTGCTGCCAATTGGGGACTGTCATTGTCCTTGAAAGTATCCACGATATTTATTGTAGGGGACCATCCCAATTGACGCAAGACCCTTGTGTCAGCACATAAACTGTCTGGTTC